CTGGGTTGACTACATTGAGTCCTTGCGTTAGTTCATATGGAACTTGTGGCATCTATATCACCTTAGTTTTGTGGCATGAACATACCGCCCATGTATCTCTTAGACATTTCTAGGTTGTACCATGCTGAAGCAACATTCCCGCCGGAAGACATAAGATTTGTACTCGCCTGACCGAATGGACTTATTTGGCTTGCTGCCGATCTTGCTCCGAATGCTGACACCCCGGCCATTGCAGCTTGTGCCTCATAATTTTGAGCCTGAGTTCTGGCGGCCCATGCAGCCCGTACAGTATTTGAATTTATGGTAAGTGCATCGGTCTGTGTCATTAACTCTAATGATGCCAACTCTTCAGCATTCGATCCAGTTCCAATCTGCCCTCCACGAGCAGCCTGTGCTACTTTTGACGATGCCTTTACTTGGCCAGCCCTAAGAGTAAGCCTACCAATGTCCTGTTCTCCAGCCCTCATTATCTGCTGGGCAGTGTCTTCCATGGCCCTGGCGTTCAATGCTGACATCTGCTTCTGGTAGTCGAACGTCATTGCCTGAGACTTCAACTGATTCTTTGCTGACTTGGCCGCGTAGAATGTTCCTATCCCGCTCTGGATCATTCCCATGATAGCCATGCCAACGCCAATATTGCCCATAGCGCCAGCGCCACCGCCGCCACCGGCACCGCCACCAGCGGCTGGATTCGTAACTAAACTTCCAAATGAATTTGGAGCCTGTGCCATTTTATTCCTCGCTTTTCTTGTATTGGAACATCAACCAACAGTGATACGGATACTAACTTCCGACAGCGACCTCAAGAGTCAGTCCAACTATACTCAGAGGTAGAGGATCTGTTTGGCGAATGTAGACCTGGCCACCATCTGCCCAGGTTGGAGTTGTCATCACTAGAATTTCTTGTGACCTCAGTGCCGGTGGTGATCCGTATGGCTCTGTAGTTCTTTGCTTTGCCTCGACCAGGTTGTTCTCATCCGGCCCTATGAATAATCCAGAAGATTTGTAGACTCTGATCCAAGCCTTGTTTATATTCTTGTACCGTCCTTGGCCAAATGCACTGTCCATCTGAGAGGCCGCTGGCAGCGTTTGAAGATCGGCGGTGATAGGAAGGCCTATGACAATGTACGATCCCGCCCTGTCGAGCGTTACAGACCCACTAGAAACGGTTCTCTGTGGATGCACCGCTCCATCTACAAGAATATTAACTACCTTCCCCTCAATGTGGGAGAGTCCGGTGATTATATTTCGTGCGAATGACCAGTCGGTGGTGGCAACATTCCTTAAAGCGACCTCTAATATCTTGTCAATTCTTGCAATTGCTACAGTTGTTGATGTGGTCGAGGTAATCAAAAGATGGTACTCAGTAACCCCGTCCGCGCTATAAATAACTATCTCGTCACCGACATCAGCTTGCGATGGGTAGTTAAATTGCGCTGTTGATGAGGTTATTGTTAGCGGTTCAGATGGACCCCATAAGGTGCCGCCGCTGACCGTGACCGTGGTTGCAGAAGTATTTGCTCCGTCATATATCCCGCCGCAATCAACAAAGTAAGCATTCTTCTGCTCTGGAAATATTCTTGGCTGCTGCTGCTCAATGTATCTTTTTGTTACGCTGTTGATGGTTCTTTTGACTATTACATAAAGAACGTCATTGGTTCCTTCAGCAACTACCGTGCAACTCTCGAACGTCCCATCAGTGTCATGCCGGTGCCAGGCACCAATGCTTTGCTCTGGAATGTAAGTAAGGCCGAGCAGATCTCCGGTGCTAGATACCATCCAAATTAACGGCAATGGAGACTTTGAGTAGCACATATCGTTAACAGTATATGTGTCAAATAGGTGAGCCGCTCTGATTGAAAGGTCACCGGTGATGAATCCCTGCGCTTGCCAGTTGTAGCCGCACTCGCGTACATGGCCGCCCCTCGATGATGCGTACACCAAGGTATTGTTAATAACCACCGGCTGCACATTGCTCGATCCGACATAACTCTGGGGTCTAACACTGATCGTTGATGGGGTGATCGCATCTGAATTGACTGATGTGACCCTCCATTCTGCGGCTGATGTGAGCAATAGAAGTTGAGTGAGGGGGATAATGTGTCTAATCGTATTCGCTTCACGAGCGGCCACTCTGAATGCGATCCTATCGTCATCCTTGATTGGTAGAGAATAGGACATATCTGATTCAGTCCCGGACCTGGTCATCCAGATCTTCTGTGGTTCTAATGTAGTCCCTGCGAAACACCTTCTCTGCTCGTAATATGAAACGGCTGCCGGGTAGTTGCCTGCCGAGTTGAACGCGCTCTCATAGGTTGGTGGAGTTACCCCCAGGTCAGGAGCAATATTGTCATCAACAATTGAAAGGCCGCCAGTTTCTCCAATGTAACCATATATCCCGCCTTGTAATTTGTAGACTCTGTACCTAGTGGCGCCACTAACAGCATCCCAGCTTATGAAATTAGTACACCCTGTCTCGAATAGATTCGATCTTATAAAGGCAAGCTTTACAGTTCCACCAGCAACCCATGCCGGCATTGCGGCAGTAGACACAACTACGCCAGCTTCTGTTTTTAGTGTCAGAGTTGTCGCTAAAGGAACCGTATTAACCAGGTAGAAGTTCCCGTTCAATGCTGTTGGACCGGTTGTGATCCCAGATATGTACACTCGGTCGTTAACCGCAAGGCCATGGGCCGCTGTTGTGATCACGCCAGGATTGGCAACAGTAATGCCGGTGATATTAAATGAAAGCCCTAGTGCGTTGGTACTGGCAGCAGATTGACTTATATCGTCAGCCCCCACAGCAGTTACTGTGTAGTATGCGTTGTACTTCCCAGGAGCCGTAAACCCTGTCGATGTTACCGTTGGGTTTGTTGGTGCCGATATAGGTGGCGTGAAATTAATGGTTGGTAGGGTCCAGTTGGTGGCACCATTCCTTCTTAATTCCCTGGGAGGATACGTTGGATGCACCAAAGTAATAACGTCAGCAGACTGCACATAGTGTATATCGAACAGATCTGCGGCAGCGTATGGATTTGGAATCTCGTAGTAAATACTTGGTAATGGATACCAGTAAGTTGCATTCGGCGGGGCGTTCCCGGTGGTTCCTAGTATGCAGTAGTAGTTAATCCCGGCAGAACTGACCAGTCCACCGACAATGTACGCTGTTGCTCCGCTGTACGCTGCTGGAGACCCTGCTAGTAGAGTCGCTCCCTGGGTATGGAATCTGAAATACCCGGCACCCATCTCGATCACCATGGTTTGGGTGGTTGAGTAGGTGAACGGTATTAAGCGAGTCGCTACGTTTGAGTTCTTAACTTCATTTACAAAGGCAAATCCAGCCCTATTCTCTGCCGGACCCTGCGGCCTTGCTATGAAGTTTCTGCACTTTGCCACTCCACTCTGATACTTACCGTCATCTATACGCCCGAACATATCTGGTGACATCTCACCACCAGAAAAAGATCCTTTAAATATCTTTATATTTGGCATCTTATCGTCCGGCAACCCATGAAACTATATGACCCGGCTTAACCTGGCGGTCAATAGAATCAGATTCCTTCGCTTTCTGTAAATAGATGGACATCATTTTTGCACATCTTTCCGCTTCCGCAGCCCCGATATCACCTTTAATTATTGGACCGGCAAGCATCGATGCCAGGTGCCAGGCCAAGGTCATGGTGAACATCGCGGTGAATTTTGTGGTGTCAGTTACCGATACAGAATATCTAAGTATCGCATTCTCTTGATTTGTAAGGATAATGTCTGAGCCATCATCAGCAGACTCTACTTGATATGGTTGTGGAATATATTGGCCGCCCTGTACTAGAGGGACATTGTTGGCTGTATACCCAAGAGTATCAACTGGGGAGTATATTGAACTGTAATCTGAATTTGAATCTGGTGGAAGGATTGCGATGCAACCGATCCAGTTGTTTGGTACTGCGTAGACATACTGCCATTGAGGAACTGTAATGTTCAGCAGATTAAGGGTTGCTCGTCTGGTGGTGAACGCCCATGTATGCATTTCTAACAGGGTGTCCCGTGCTATTGGGTAGAATCTTGCAGCGTGTTCTGACTGAGCAGATCCTTCTGGAGGATATAAACTCGTTACAGTTGCGTTATCTCCAAGGTTTGCTAGAGCAAGATTAACAATATCGACTTCTGATGCCATAATTTCCCCTCAGAAAAAAGGGGGAAAAGGTTTCCCGAATCCCCCTTTATAAACACTAGAAACGCACCACAACTATTTCTTTTTTGTTTCCTTTACAACCTCTTCTTTAGCATCGTCCTCTACCAGTTGAAGATTGGATCCTGGCTTCGTGTCGTACTCAACAACATCGCCTTCCTCACGAATTGCATTGTTGATATATGATTTTACTAAAACAAGGTATTTCTTAGCCATGGCTAGTTTCCTTTAAATTATGTTACTGAAAATCCTGATGCGTAGAATTTCTTACCATCTTGGATGTCTGTAACCAGATCAGCAGTCACCGTGCCAGCACTGTATGTGCCAACAATGGTGTATCGCGTACCGAGATACCGTTGCCCTAAACTTGCCAGGGCAGGGTTTACTCGTACAGCAACATTTGTACCAATCGTTAAGGATGCGGTGACGATTGCATCACTAGATCCGATAACGGTTGGTGAGGTCAATGCTGCTGCGGCTGAACTGATAACTTCAAATTTTACACTAGTACCACCAACAGCAGCGGTAATCATAGCGAAGTTGAAGTATAAGTCCGCACCTTCACCCATGTCCCGTGCTGTAAGTAGGTCAATGGTGTTGGTACTAACTGCTGTGGTCGTTAATGCTTGCGCATCTGAAACCCGTAGAAGTGCATCTGTGATCATTTTAATTCTCCTCTGTTATCTAGATTAGGATACAACTGCTTCGGTGTTAAGCAACGAATCAACACGGCGCAGTGGAACTCCCAGGAAGCTCAACCATGAATCAGGCTGACCAAATTGGGTGAGACCTTGTTCAATCTTCAGAACGTATTGGCTCTTGTCCATAGCAGCAAGTGCCAGGCCAGAGTGAACAGTACGGTTCATGTAGAAAGCTGCACGACCCATGCTCATGTTGGGGATGCGATACAGTGAACGAGCCATCAATTTAATCAACGCAGTTGCATCGGTTGGTTCTTGCGTTCCGCTTTGCGAGATAAGATCGCTGACATCGATGTTAGGGATACGAACGACATAACGCCAATCCTTAACAACCAAGCCATTCTTCCACTGGTAGCGGGTGGCCAATGCTTGCATACGGGTGCCATCTGAGTTGTAGACGGTCTGTTCGCCCAGATCTTCATGGACCAAACCAGCCTTAGAACCCTTAGGGAACGGGCAGTAAACAGTGTTGTCACCCCAAACTACCAAGTAAACAGAGGTGTTGTCTGAACCAGAACCACCGGCGCTCAGAATGTTCTGTGCGTTGCCGCCAGACAGACTTGAGTAACGTGATGCCAGGCCAAGGAACTGCTTTGGATCTGTACCAGGATTGCCGTAGAACAAGGTCGTTGCTTGGGTTTGGTTCATTGCTTCCAAGAACGCTTGGTCTTCAGACAGACGGAACTGGCTGGTGTTGCCATTCAGCATAGCCAAGTCTTTGTCCACTTCTGAACGGGCTTCCAGAATACCGCAAGCTTCATCCACTTGTGCCGTGGTTGATTTGCTGTTTGGAATACCTTGGTTCAATGCGCGCCAATAGACGGTAGGCAAGCCGGTACGGATAACAACACGCTCACCCGTTGGCAAGTTACCTTCCTTGAATACTGCATCTTCCAAGATCTCGTTGCTTTGTGATAACAGTTCTGCAACGACTGGTACATTCCCGGTAGGGTCTGTACGTTTAGCCCAATCCGCTAGGGTTAGGGCCGTGTTTGATAGTGTAGCCATTTTTAAATCTCCTTTTTAATGCTGTTGTTGAGTAGGATAAAGTGAAGCGGCATAGTCAGCATTAGACTTCGCTGAGTTCTTACCACCTTGACCGCCACCGACAAACTTATCTTCACCAATTGCTTTACCGGCTCTATAGAAAAATCTGATTATCTCAGGGTGATTTCCAAGTCCCGATTCATTCAGCAGTGAAAGTAAGCCAGGCGTACCAAACTGATCTAAACTTTTCTTTGCGATTGCCAGGTTTTCTGTGAGTCTTTCCCCACCGAACTCCGTGTCAGCCTTAGAATCATTAGTCCATCCAGTACGCAACTGCTCCAACTCACGAGCCTGACGGGCCTCGACAGGTGGACCAAGTTTCGATAATAACTTCTGCGCAGCATCCTGAGACAAATTCAACTCTTTAGCCACTTCGGTATAAACCTTCATTACTTCTGGGTCGTAGTTCTTACCCTCTGGAGGTTTAAACTCATAGTTCTCAGGAGAGCCATATCTGACATCTGCCTGTTGGCTGGTTTGTTGACCCTGCTTGCCATCTGTAATGTTGGGCTGGGCTTGCTCTGATGCTGCTTGCTGCGATTGCGCTTGCTGGCTTCCTTGCGGTTGCTGGCTTACGCTACCTTGCGATACAGATTGGCTTTCAGTGGTCGTTGGGGCCGATTCCGTCATCGTTGTTTCTTGCATTTTGAGACTCCTTTAGCATGGCTGGATAAAGCTCTGGACATAAAGTGTGGATCATTGCAAGCATACGATTACCAAAGTTCCTCTGCCCCTCGTTGAAAGCCATCGTCATCGAGTTGCTGTTGAACGATAGTCGAAATACGCCCGACTGATCCAGAAGCCGCCATATAATCCTACGGCCCCTTTTGTTTCCCATGAGCCACTTAATATCTATCGACTCATTCTCAGATTCCATTCTATCGCGCACCTCTTTATCAGACTTTGCGCGGTCCTGGTCTCGTGTATCTAATGGATCGTAGCTGCTCATTTCCTAATTTAAACCTATATTAAATAGTTACGGATAGTTCTCTTCAATACTTTGGCGGCTTTGGTGGCTTTTTGCTTTTACCTTTCATGGCAACCTCCTTTAAGTTACTTCATTGAGTGGTCATAAAGCCATTGACCACCTTGCTTCATAAAGACAGCCATTATCTAACCCGCCTTGCTCTCAATACCCCGTAACAATCTACGGCTGCGATAGTAAACAGAGCATGAGCAACCATATAAACCACTGTTGTTGTCGCTATTGATATTCTTACTACTGGAGTTACACCTAAAAATGATAACGCGCCAGGAACATACGCTCCATTATTGTGCGAGGTCTCGGTCCCAATGCCGCCCATCGTATTATCAACTAGAGAAATGCTTTGAGATGTATGGCTAATCGATGTTGTAGCTGCTGTGCGGCTACCAACCAATCCAGTTACATCCCAATCCCCTGGGGTCAGGGTTATAGATGTTACCGTCTTCCCTACATTGGTTACCATGCTTACGGCATTTGCGACCAGTACCGTTGAAGATACATACTCTCCAACATTTCCAGCAATCGCATCGTCATTTGTTTTCGTTCCAACCGGGCTTGAGAATAACCACTCACTCCCGTCAGGATCTTTCATTCCAACTACATCATTAGTTACCGCATCATATAGCAGCGGAGACCCAGAAGTCTTTTGGTATACGGACATTATTCGCCTCCGTTTGAAGTAACTTGTGGACCGTAAAGCATTGCAGCCATGGTGGTATTGTCTGACTTACCTTCTGCTGGCAAGATCTCCATGTCCGTAATCTGAAGGTCTACTTTAATATCCTTGCCGCCACCCTGTGTACCGTATGAGCTTGTTGATTTAACGTATACATTGGCATGAAGCATCATCGTTGAGCCAACTTCTGGCAGCGTGGTGATGTTTAGTTTTTCTAATTCATCAGTACCAAGATGCAGACACAGACCATACGGATATTCTGGAGCATCTCCCTCCATCTCTCCCGGCATCTCTTCCATCTCAGGCTTGCTCTTCATATTAATCATTGCCATTTCAACCTCCTTGTGGTGTGTTATAACCGCTGAACATATCAATCACGTTTGTCAAAGCATTCGGATCTTGTGTTGGAGACTGGGCAAGATTCTTAATGGTCTGAGATGATTGCTGCGCCTGCGCTTCTTGCTGCTGCGCTGCCATTGCCTCTTGCCTTCCTTGTCTAATTATTGCGACCTGTTCACCAGAGACTATCAGATGAGGATCAACCCCCAGCATATCTGAGTAAACATCAACCCATTGGTCTGAGTCGAACCTATCAAGAACATCAGGCTTGATTTGAGCAATATTGCCTAAGCCTGTTACGAATCTATCTACAGAATTAGTACCAATTGCACGTTGAGCTTGGGCCAACATTGAGACAAACTCGATGTTAAGGTCCACTCCCTGCAACTCCTGTGGTGGAGTTGGGAGGATACCGGCCTCAACAATGCGATCAAAAGTTAAAGTGACCAATGGCTCTAGCAGCTCGTTATGTAGCCGC